TACAAAATTGCATTGGTAGACTCTATAGTGACATTAGCCCTTACTTGATTGTCAAAAATTAGCAGGTTTGATGTTGTCGTTTGCCTGTAGCCTGCTTGATATCCAATAAATATATTACTACTTCCTGTAGTATTACTATTCCCTGCAGTTGTACCTATTGCTGTATTAAAAGAACCAGTCGTCGTCTGAATTAAGGAATTTTTTCCAAAACACATATTGTCACTTCCAGTCGTAATATTGAATCCTGCATTAGAACCGTAAGCGTTATTATTATAACCAGTCGTGATATTGCGACCTGCATTATATCCTATTAGGGTATTTGAATCGTTTGTGGCAGAACCATCAAAATGAGTTAAAGAATATCCAGCGCGATACCCTAAACAAGTATTTTTATCGCCTGTCACATTGAAAAACCCAGCTTCAACACCGACGAAAGTATTAAATTGTCCCCTATTCCCGCCCCCCACATTAGTATTAAATTTCCCAGCATCCTTACCTATGAATAGGGAATTAGTTCCTGAACCACCTGCCCTAAATTCAATAGAATTGGCAGTCCCATCGTCATTTTCAAAAATAACATCCGGATCTGATGACAAGACCTCATAGATTTGAACATTGTCAATTGTTCCAACAAATGTACCACCACTACCAGGCGTGAATAATAACGTCCCAGTCGTAGCTGTAGGATGTACATATATAGTTTTTGTGCCGGCTGTCGAGAATACTTGTCCGGCATCCTTACCACCAAGTGATACAGAAAAACCCGAACCAGCGGTAGTGACTGCTACAGTGAATATGATTTGATATTCTTTTAAAATAGTATTCGCAGTTGAGGTACCACTCAGTGTAGCAGTATTACCCGTTGCATGAGTTGCGACTCCACTTCCTATTGTCCAGCCAGCCCCTATTGTCCAGCCAGTAGATGTATCAAAAGCCCCATCCGCAGTAAGTAGATTAGTCGTGTCAATCGTAGCAAGCGAATTCGTGCCCTTGACGTGTAATCTTGCTAATGCTGTGGATAATCCAATAGCAACATCATCATTTGAAACTAGTCCAGCATTAAATATCGGTGCGCCATTGACTATAGTTTGGGGGGTGGTTTGGTCAAGTTTTAGATAACGAAGATCAAGTACACTAGTCTGAGGTCCTAATATCTGCGGATCTGCTATTTTTGATTGATATGTATCTGATCCCATTAGCCTGAGGTTATCGCCTTAACAACTAAAGTGCCATGGCTTGTCGCCACCTCCCTGAAACTGATCCGTAAAAACAAATTATTTACTCTATAAGTCTTAGCAAATTTATAATTAGTCCCATTTGTTACGGTTTCAGCGAATTTTCCTGGCAATAACTTAATATTGTCAATATCGCTAATAATTTCCGAACTAGTCATTTTATAAACATCATCTTTTGAATCTCCTGTCTCAATTTGCATATGTAGCACTGCAGCATCTTCTCCTGGAGTATAAGAGATGTTTAATTCCACAACAGATATGAACCCAGTCGGTATGTGCGCTACATTATCTGCGAAACTTGCTGTCAATGTAGCGCTTGCACTGTCCGATCCAATTACCCAGCTTTTGTTTTGTATTGTGTATTCTGACACGGATTTTGTTTAAAAATTTATTTTTTTGTTGATGTTCATACTCCTGTATCCAGAGATAATCAGGATGGTTTTTGATTTTCTTATCTATATCCACGATCAAGCCCTCTAGCTCGGACTTTTCTTTCCCTGTTAGAATGTCAAGTTTAGCCGACAAAATCTTGTATTGTTCTTTTAATTCTTCTAATGTCATATTTTTAAAAATAATCAGATAAACCGCTACTGTTAATATAATCCTCGGTATTCATTTCATTCCCTCCGCCTGTCGAATATCCACCAGTTATTGCACTTGTATTATAACCACCCTGTTGATACATTTGAACCCTATTTTGATATTTTACGGTTAGCACCTTTTGCAAAAGCTGAATCTTATATGCAACCTGTTCGGAAGTATCACTCAGTTTCGGTAATATCTGTGCATACTTATATTCGTCTTCTTTCCTCAAAACACCACCTTCAAGACCCTTACCAATGATCTGCTTAACCGTGAAAATAGTAGCTTTTGCTTGCTGTGCAGATTGATCCCAAGGGTTCAAACTTCTTAATTTTCCTTCTATTGGACCGAATGCTCCCTGACTTGCCTGGAACTGTTCATTAAGCGTCCCAAGATTCTGTAGAGCTGCCTGAGTATCTCCAAGATCAGCAAGCTGTGTAGCTGGAATTGTCTTCCCTCCACCCGTACCGTAAGCATTTTTCATGATTGTCTGCGCTTCAGTAGGACTATACCCAGAATTTACCAATTCTATGAATTTGGACTGTTGCTGTTCTTGTGTCATACCTGCTCCTTGCCCGCCGAATAATCCTGTTGTTTCTAATCCAACCGGCAATTGTCCCTGTGGTTGTGTTAAATCTTCTTGCGTAATTGCACCTTGCTGGCCTGCAAGAATCGGAGCTACTTGACCTAATATCCCTGGGATTTTAGATGTGCTCATCTTCTCTCCTATGCCTTCTCCCGCCCTCCCTATCCTCGAAGCCATTTGTTGGACGGGGTTTTTTACATTTGCACCTAATCCCATATAACGAGGACCCAATGTTTTCTCGGCTGCTTTAGTCATCTTTTCTGCAAATTTAATTGCATATGATTGTTTTGTTAGGAAATTGTCAACTGGACCTTTAATATTCCCCCTTATTTTGGATCTAATATTTGTTAATATCTGTTTCTTCAATCCTGCGCCACCTTCTGTTACCCCCTTATAGCTACCCCCAACCTCTTTTATTAGTTGATTGACTTTCACAAGATCCAAAGCTTGTGGATTATCTGGTAATGCATTCAAGGCGTCTTTTACCCTTGCCATTTGCGGATCTTTGAATATACCTGCCAATTGCTTTTGTCCATTTTTCCCCTTCCCATATTTCTCTACTATATCACTAAGAATATCCTGTTTTGCTCCTGGTAGTTCAGTCGAATTTCTTGCTATATCGTCAGAATAACTACTTATTAAGTCTGGTAGGGCATTTGCAACGTCATCACCCGTATTGACTTTAATCCCTTTTAAACCAAGATCATCTAATATAGACGTTTTAGCTAGATTAAACTGATTCGGTGTCATTTCTACATCACTAGCCTTTAATCCAGTGAATATTTTCTTTTGAAGACTCTTGCCAATTTTTGATTTTCCGAATAAACCACCCGCCTTATTAAGAACTCCACCTGTTACCCCTCCAAATAATGCCCCAGTCCCTATAGATTCTAATTCCTGTCCTGGAGCTGATGCTCCAAAACCTCCGAGACCTCCAGCTACTGCACTTGCTTTGACTGCTCCACCCAACCCCACACCAAATAATCCCCCACCTGCGGGGACTCCAAAGGCTACTGTTCCTGCTGCATTTTTAAGAGTTTGTACGGCTAATGCATTAGGATCTGTGTTTGCCTGTTCTAATCTATTCCAATAATCCTGCTTTGATCCTATCATTGGACTGCCAGTATTCTTGCCTCCACTTACTGCCATACTCCCAAGTGTACCAATATCATTTATTAGATTTTTCCCCAATTGTAAGGGTTGCTTAAAAAAACCGCCTAAAAATCCACTAATACCGTTTTTAGACTGTGGATCTTGTGGCTGTGTGTTTTGTGATTGTTGAAAATACGCCCCATATCCACCTGGATCTATGACTTTATAACCGCCATTTGGATGTGATTTTATATAATCTAATGCTGCTTGTCCTGTCAATTGTGCCATCTATTTAAATTAATATTTTAAATGCCAAAAAAATTCCCTACTTTACCAAAATTCTTTTTAGTTGTATCTACATATTTGCTAGCTAATGGTTTATATACGGTAGACATAAGACTCCCATAAGGAGTTCCAGTTGAACCATAGTTTGCTGCTTTACTAAGTGCATTCAATACCTGGTCTTTTGTGTTTAGATTATACTTAAAACCTTGTAAAGCTGTGACATCTGGGCTTTCCCACATATTAGTCTTTTTATTAAATACCAAACCCTCCTCCGTATCCACTGTGTCTATTGTTGGCGTTGGAACTGGCTGATCATTGTTATTGTTTGTAAATGCTTGTGTTGCAAGTTGTTGGAATGCCAACTGATACCTTTGGAATACTCTGTTATAGGCGTCTGCTGCTGCTTGATTGCCGTATTGCAATGCCTGTAATGCACGATTCTGCATATCAGCCATTTGACCGCCCAGATAATCAGAATATGCACTAGCTGCTGCAAGTTCTCCGCCCATTGTACCAAGTTCCTTGCCCATTTGGGTCAATTTTTGTGATGGTGCCATATCTGCTGCTGTTGTCCCTGCTGTTAGACCAGTATTCGCTATATTGAAAAATTTTGGCAAGAATTCAGACATCAGATTCTGCGTCACACCAGTAGACCTCTCAAGGGATGGTGACCATTGTTCTGTAATATTTTTATTTATCATTGTCGGCAACTCCATGCTTTGGTAAGGAGTCATTGCTGATTCCGCTGTTTGTAATGCACTTGTTGCTCCTGGTAAATCCATTGCCATTTTATTTATTTAATATTTAAGATAATTTTAATAATTTATTCCCTGTAAATGTCTGAGCTGTTTTTGGTAATTTCAATAACTTATTCCCCGCAGTTGTTAAATCCGTCCCTGTTCCCATTCCTGTTTCTGTTCCTGGTTGGTACTGTTTCATAAAATCATTCCAAGACGTAGGCATCCCCGCAACCGTTGGCGTCTTTGTTGGATTCAATGTTGTTGCTCTATTAAACGCCTCTTGTGCAGGATTATAGAATAATTCCCTATATCCTTGCTGATATTTATTTAACCAGTCTAAAATACCTGCCTTACGCTGCCTTTCTGTCTCAGCTCCTAACTGACTCACATTCCCCCATGTTTGGCTGCCACGTCCTCCGCCCTGTGCTATCCCATACATTGTATTCATTAACTGTGTATTATATTGCCTATTAAGCTCAGGATTCACCTGTTCTGCTGCTGCCCCTTGTGCTGCTGGTAACAATTTCTCCCAAGATTTATAGAAAGGGAGCACGTCTTGGAAGCCTGGACCTTTGTATACATTTTTAGCAAACGCGTCACTAATTTGTTTCGCTATATCTGCTGGAGTCAAACTTTTCACTGGATTGACAGGACTAGACGCCAATTTAGTTGCCGTTTGTGTATAGCCAGCAATAGGAGCTGTCTTCCTAACTGCACTCTTTTGTGCTGTAGCTGCTCTTTGCACTGCTGTACTTGCAATACGCCTTGTTTGTTCTGCCTTTTGAGCTGATTGCACTGCTTGTTGTGCTCTCTTTATTATATCTAATACGTTTGCCATAAATTGAATATAAAAATTATGCTAGCTTAGTTTAAGCTAATTTATAAATAATCCTTCCAGTTATCGCACAAGCTCCATCAGGGAACACATTGTCTATTGGAGTAAAACCACAATAGTCTAAGGTGGTCTCCCCTGAAGGAAAATATACATTCGCTGCGAAATCGTTTGCTGGAGTATGCACAAATCCGTAACCTGCCGACCAGGCACCAGACGCACCATAATTGTAAGCGTTCGCTACTGGAGGTAGGGCAACTATTACTTCTGACCCACCACCACCGCCTATAGTAAACTGTGCCGAAATGTCGCATTCCACTCTATCTCCAAGTATCCAATATTCAGCGACTATATATGAAATACCTGCTATTGTCCCTGTCACTACTGAAAGCGCAGGTGCCCAAGTAAAAGTCGAAGCAAATCCGCTGGGCAACACCTCTCTGGATTTAAAAAACTCTGTAATCGCTGCATTCGCTACTGTATAGTCTGTTCCCCCTGTAACATCAATATATGTTGCTGCTACGTTCGTAATATTCAAATATTTCGTAGTAGTTTGTGTTATCTTTATTCTGTCCCCCTTTTGGAACAGATCTGTTCCTGTATAATTGGCTATCGCTATTCTGTTAGCATTAGTATAAGAAAAATTACCTGGATTATATTCCGTCCAATCATCATGATCTTGTGTTGATAATAATTTCTCACCTTCGTAAGCTCTGAACACGTCATAACCAACATCACTCATTTCTACGGCTAAAGTCCCATCGGGTTTTTGACCTATTACAATCCTATAATTCGTTCCATCATGCAAAGTCATACGTCCTTCCTTCGCATTAATTTCAAATTTGTCACTACCGATCCCTATAATTGTATCTTTAGGTAGGATTCCACCCGCAAAGAGTCCTGCTCTTAAACGATTATTCCTTAGTCCTCCAGAAACATGTGCAAAGTTGGACCTACGATTAAATTTATCGAAGCCCATCTCTTCTAATGTTTTTTCGTTTGTAGCCATATCTGTTAAACTTTCGGTATTCTTAATGTAGTTTGTGGAACTACATCAAAGTCGTACCCTTCTAAAATAAATTTACCCGTTGTTTCAAAACCTAAACTATGTGACCACCCTTCGGTATTAATCTTTGGTGTCACCTGCTGCGTTTTTGATGTCGTACTTAAAGCAATTGTCTTATATGTCGCATAAGCACCCCTGTTATTTGAAATTTTTAGTGTAACCGTTGCTGCTGCACGGTATTTCAAAAAAACATTCGCAACTTTATTAGCAACCCTTGGATCGCCAGTAACATGATGTGCTGTATATACTTTGACTGTTATAGACTGAGCAACACCCGCGGCATCATCGTCTGTCGTACCTGTGTCTAGCTTCCAAATTCCAGCATCATTGTAGCCTATTGCGTAGATATCCTTCGATCCAGTCGAATTAATAAAATCCGTGAACGCCATAAATCTATCCTGATAACCCGAAGTGAATAGCGTCCCTTTTCTGACATCAAAGACTATGCAAATATTCGTAAGTGCTGATGCTAATGCCCCCGATAGTGTATCTAAAGTCCCGACTGATAATATATACTGTCCCTGCGCCTCTCTTACACCTGCTGCCAGACTTCCCCAGTTAGAATCGCTAATTAAGTCCCAAACACCATAAAAATCAACACGATCTCTAAGCTTATCTGTGATATTTGTTGGTAAATTTTCGCCATTATATAACCAAAACCCCTCCCTATTAGCCCAAAGAACAATGCCATCAACAATTTTCACACTTCTATAAGAAGTACAGCCAAAATTACCAACGTCATCAGACACATCAGTTATAGGATTCCATCTATACATCTTTTGTTCATCCCAGATTAAGAATTCGCTACCATATCCTATTGCAGCAGTACATTTACCATCTATTTTAAATGTATGCCTAAATACATAGATTTTGTCATTATCCCAGCCAGAAGTATCACCATCTGTTTTAACATAAGGCACTGCTGCATTTACCCAATCTAAGATTGTCACCATCGCACCATCATTAGAATTATAAAGTATCGCGCCTTTAATATTAGCTTCAAAAAATATAGCTGTTGTCACAACTGTCCCTGTGCCGTTAGAATCCGCGTTAGCAGAGCAAGTCCCATAAATGGTTTGCGTTTGTCTTGCAAAAAATTCGTCAATGAAAGGCAAATTAGAGCAAAGTAATACATTTGGCTTAATTGAATTACCTCCGACTAATAGGAAGTTCTGATTAACCGCTAATACCCCACCACCTATTTTATAATTTGCATCTCCTGTAACTGTGACATCGGTTATTGTAGAACCCGTTGTATAGGCTAAAGACGTAGCCCCGTCCATCGAGCCAATATAACTTCGATTCAAAAAATCTATCCCGTTCACCTGAGTATCGGCAGGCCATTCATCAGTATCAACTGCTGCGCCCCACCCTGTAGTTTCGTCTACTACAAAAAGATCACGATCTGCTACTGCAAAGAGTTTGTGTGTACCATCCGTCTTATTGTATGACCATAATCCGTAGCCAGGATTTGCACTAATTTTATCCCAGAATAGATCAGAACCTGGTCTTGTTGCCCAATTCCCAGGCTGATCCGTTGTTACATTCAAAAGTAGTGGCGATTCATTATTACTAACCAAAGAAGGATCAGAAGCTTGATCCATGCCTCCCGTTAAATTCTGTATCCATGTTGATTTTGTTTTTCTTGCCATTTAGACCGATCTCCTAGTAAAAGGTAAGGTATTCTTCATAAAATCTATTGTGCGTACTGGTCTCTCTGATGGTCTGATTTTCATTAGCCTTTGTTTCGCTTCTATAAATTTGGCTTCATATTGATTCGCCTGATCGAATTTTTCAAGTTTCATTAGAGCGTCCGCGGTTGCACCAAACACTATGCCCTTATGCCCTCCGAGTGGTATTCTTGGGACATCAGTAGTATTTGTAAGTTCTGCTGGCTTTTTGACATATTTTAGGTAGACAGAATCTTCAATATTTGTAGTCCAGTCAAAAGGACGTATTTTAATTGTGGAAGTTGGTACGCTTGATACACTTTCTGTCTGGAATGTATAAACTGGGTATGCTTGACTAAATAATGTATCTGCCGTTCTACCACGCGAACTATTGTATAGATCCTCGTCTTTGAGAGGATCACAACGTGTGAAATCGAGATCGCTTGATGTCCATTTGACCCCCACCCAGATTGGCTTGTGTACCAAATATGTATCAGCGTATGTGAATAATCCAGTAAAGATATAAATCGTATCACCGTCCCAGTCGTCATCTATTGCGCTATCAACCGTGACCGTTGTTGTATTTGTGTATGCTGTAATTTTGCGAGTTTCATCATCAGTTGAATTGTATGCGATCCCATCAACCATATTTGATGTGAATATAGCAGTCGAAGCCACTAAAGTTGAACTTGTCGATCCTGCTGCAACTGTCCCTGTAGCTGCATAGTTGTCAATCACGGCTTCCGCAGAATAATACTCTGGATGTAAACTAGCATATTCTGGGAAAAGATCCTCTAGGTATCTATCATTAATCCAGCGATCAACTTCGGTTGTTGTGATATCAGAATTTGTGATAGGATCAGCACTACCATCAACATAATTGATATAACTAAAAACCCTGTTTCGCATTCCTTGTAGATCCATTATATTTTAGAATAAAACTTAAAATTCTGCCGAAATCCCAAACACACCTGTTTTAATCAATATTGCCCCATCTGTAAGTCCATGTCCTGTTTTTGCTGCATTTAGATAACCCGTATTACCCCTAGAACCACTCGCTATAGATATACTGAATCCTGTTTGAGCTGCTGCTGCTGTTGTGTAAACCTGCCAATCTGTAACTTCAGTACCACTAGTAAGCGTAGGATTAGTATCATACATCACTCTAGGAAGACCTATAACAAAATTAAGCGAATTTGCTGTATAAAGAACCATTCTCGCTCTTGTATTCCCTGTTGACTGGTTATACATTGGATAAAAAGCATACTGATAACAATCCCATTCTTCCTGTTGGGTGCTTTTTGGCGTAAAAGGAAGAGCTTCCGTACCCTCACAAAGCTGTACTTGTGCTATCTCGAACCAATCATTTGTGCTTGCAGTTCCTACTGGAGTATATACAAACCAAACGCCTATCTGTGTTGCAGTAGCAATGATTGGAAGTGATGTTGTTACTGTAAATTTTTGCCAGGATGTCGTTAATGTATTATTCTCACTCCCATTAATTACACCACCGGTGAAGCTCCCTACTTGTTGGTTTGTCCCAGTCCCAGTATAAATACGCGCATTTAATATTGAACTCGTAGCAGAAAAATCAGCCCCGCATTTAGCCCAAAAACTTAAAGTTATTTTTTTACCTCTAAATTTTACGCTATCTATTGTAGGCAGTGCTTGGGAAAGGGTGCAGGTGTTAGTTGCACTATTTCCGCTATCTCTTTGTGTCCGTATCGAATAATAACTACCTTGCACTCCAGTTCCAGATTGTTGACTAACCGTCATCCCTGCCACGCCAGCACTACGTTGGGAAAACCATCTATCAGCAGTATAAATACCAGCCCCAGCACCTGCAAAGCTTGTTCCCCGTTGCCAAACATCGAAATTGCCATTAATTAAGGCCTGCTTAGCAAGCGAAGTGGCAGTTGTCTGAATATTATATGAATCGGGATCAATAATCCCTTCAGTGGTACTTCTAACCCAAGTTCCCACTGAACTATTAATTGTAGTTCCAACTAAATTATATCCGTCAGTGCTTAAGTGTATGTTACCCCCATCATCATAAGCTGGAAGTAATGTATCGTCTACGTCTGGATCTTCTAAAAGAGAATACATGTCTATATTATAGTCAATATCTGTGGCTGTCCCTGCTATCCAGGCATTTAAAGCATCGGTCTCAGTCTGTCTTGCTGCACTCCAAGCTGCCGAACCCTTCCAAGGAGTTACATTTACAGCAATAACCTTTGCTCCAGTGTCTGAGATAGCAGTATAAATAGCTTGTAAATTTGATTCTATAGTGGCTGTAGCAACATCGTTTGCAAGATCATTAACTCCAAGCCAAACTACCACATATTCTGGTGTCCCTTCGTCTGAATTCAATACGTCAGTATAAAGTCTTGTGAGTGATAAGGTTGTTGTATTTGAACCAACTCCTTTATTAATCACGGGTGCCCAATAAGCGTCAAGTAACGAATCTAATTGGGTTTGGATACCGCCTGCACGCGTTAGACTGTCACCTAAAGTATAAATACAATGGACTTTTTTAACAGCGTTTGTGTCTGCGTAAGCTTTAATACTTTGCTGAGTCGCAATTTTGGTAGCAGAATCTGAAACCATAGTGTCTTCATCAAGTACCGCTGTACCCGAAATGCCAGTATTTACTACCGGAGAAGCCAGAGTCTTGCTTGATAAAGTCTGAGTTGCTGTTTTTCCCGCTGCCTTGTCAGTCCCCGTAATTTCTGACAATTTATAATCATGGCTTGTAGTTACCGCACTAGCATCAGCCCCAAGCTTAGTTTGTAAAGCTGCTGCTTCATCTTGAAGTTCGTTCATGACGGTACTAATTGTTCTTGTCTCAGAACAACTCGTATCTGTGAAACTATGTAGTGTTGTTGGATAATCCGCGCTCATGCTCCTTCTTTTACATTTAAAATTGATAAATAACCTACACGTTCTGTACCAAAGGTCTTTGCATTACACCATGCCTTCAAATCACACCAGGCTGTCGCAAAGCACCACGCATTCCAGCCTCCTCTCACTCCAAGCGCATTTGTACTTCCTGCCCTGTCTGTTAAAGTACAAGCGTTTCCACTTCGATCAGTTAAAGTATTTGCCTTCCCTACACGTTCAGTTAATGTGCTCATATTGAATCAGGTTCTCCATAATCTACAATTAACCAGACGCTATTTGTCCCATCTGTAACACGAGTCAAGCCTACTATTATATATAAGGGTACATCCTCAGGACTCATAGACAGCAAAACTACTGTATTACTAGACAAGGTCTTGCTTGCCACCCTTGTTAATGTCTGACTATTAGTATTAGTGACATTATCAATCCACTTATTGTATGTGATGAAATTCCCTGCTGTAGCATCCGGCGAGACTGTTGCTGATAGTACGGAACTTCCAGAACTATGAGCAGCGCGTTTTGCCATGATCGATACGCTCTTCGCCCCAGCTAAAGAAATCATAGAGCTTGTAAAACTTGATGTTGTTCCTATTTTTAATGGATATGTTTTTCTCATTCAAAATATTTTAATAATTATATTGCACAATTATATTGAACTAGGTTCACCATAATCACAAATTAACCAGATGTTATTAGTCCCATCTGTATCAATGGTCATTAGAAATTTTGCATACGCTGGTATATCTTCAGGACTGAAACTGTACATTTCAACCCCATTGTCTGACAATGTAGACCCAGAAACTCTTGTTAAAGTTTCCGTGTTTGCGTTTGCCACGTTACTGATTAATTTATTATAAGTAGCATAGTTACTATTATCCGGTGAGACTGTGACACTGAACACCGAACTGCCAGCACTATGATCTGATCTTTTTATAAAAACAGTAGCTCTCTTAACTCCCTTTAAACTTATCCCAGCAGGAGTATTAGTAGCCACCGCATCTTCTAGTATATGATAAGGTTTACGCATGATTCGTTTTTTAAAAAAATATTACATACTTTCTCTTTGTTTTCGCCAATAATTAGCCCCAGAACCTTTTTTCTTCTTTTTCATCATTTTCTCGTCCATCATCATCTTGCCACCAGTTTTCTTTGCATAGCCTTTCGCTGCTTGTATCCCTTTCTTTGTGTATGGGAATTTCTTTTTTCCTTTCTTTGTTTTAACTATTGCCATGTTTTGAATTTAATAATTAAACTTTGTACTTTAGGAGGAAGAGGACTTGCCCCTTCCTCCTGTCAGAATTACTCCTTAACCTTTTCAGCCTCTTTTTCCTTCTCTACTTTCCCTACTTTCTTTGTTTTCCCTACTTTAAACTCTGGATCTTTTTTAAATCCGACTGAACTATCCTCGTCAATATTCAAAGTCCCTAATGCTGGAAACGTGAAGCCGTTCTTCTCAACCTCTTCGTTCTTTAAGTTTGTAATTAAAGTCATTTTTGAGTTATAAAAATTAAGCTACGTCTGTTGATTTAGCAACACCCTGATCTACTACATTAGCTGCTAAGCCTGAGTATGTAAGTAGTCTAACATTTGTGTCGTCTGCTGTTGTCCAGTCTGCTGGTCCAAATACACCGCCACCCAATGCCCAAACTTTACCATTCATATTGGATATAGAGACTGCTCCCGTTGGGACTGCTGCACTTGTGATATTCTCGATAGCACAAAGCATACAATTCTTCAAAAGAACAAATCTATCTCCATAAGCAACATTAAGAATTTTACCCGTGGTGCTAGATGTATATGTGTTAAATATACAATCTTCAAAAATCGTCCTTGCTACTCGTGTGCCAGCACCAGTACCTATAACTTCAGCTTCAATCACGTTAGTTGCTCTAAGTGTAGTATCTAAGCCGATATAACAATCTTTGAAATAATTCTCGCTACCTGGGTAAATCACCGCTAGTGATCTTGCTCCGGCTGTATCCATTGAAGTATCTCCCATGCCAGAAAATTGACAATTATAGAGTTTATTTCTTTGTCCAGATACAACTACCGCTCTTGGTGATGTTGCTGTACTTGATGCTACTCCCTGGAATACCTCAATATTAGCAATTAGACAATTATCCGCTGAAACCGTGAAAAGATCTTCAATCGTTAAAACGGTTGAAAGTTGTGCAATCCTTGATCTCTGCCCAATCCTTGATCCTGCATTTACACCAATTAGATGTACACCGTCCTTATTCCAATCTAATGCTTCTGATAAATAGGTGGTTGTTGAACTTGCTGAGTTTGACTCTGCAAGTAAATAAACAGTGTCCCCACTATTAGCCCTTGCCAATGCAAGTGCTTTTGTTAATGTTTTGAGGGGCTTACTAATAGTTCTCCCAGAGTTACCATCAGCACCTGTCCTTGGAGCGACAAAATAAGATCGTCCTTGAGTAAATAATCCATTCACAGGGACACCCATGCTGAACACTCCATCTTTGAAATTTGTTGCCATTTCTTTTATGTTAAAAAATAAAACTACACCCAGAGTTGGCACTCTAGATACTTCTTTAAATCTCTCGAAAAACTCGAAGTATCCAGGTGTAATAAAAGTTTATTGTTAAAGATCAATTAAGTTGAAAGTGTACTGTTATCACCAAGCGACCATACAGAACCCTCCCAAGTAGTTATTCCAAATGCATATTTATCATGCGCGTACTTAACCAAAGCCTCGTTAGACTCTGTCTCTTTCTCTAGAAATCTTGGATAACCCTCTGCTTCATAGACTTTCCAGAATTTACGGATTACGTCTATATCGACGATTCCCCACATAGTATCCCAGACATTAGAAGCCGAAGTCTTAGCGACTGTGGTTTCACCCATAGCCCTTGCAGCTTCGTAATTAATGAAAGGTACCAATAGAACATCAAATTTATCTCCATAACGGAAATAATTCTTATTTCTCTCTGCGGTATCCGGTTCATCTACACTCTCTACACCTGCAATCTTGAACGCTTCAACTCTATTGTAAGGAGAGGTTACGATAACCTTGTTCCTACCAGGATCGCCAATATTCAAAAGGTTGCCCTTATTGGATACTGTTGCTAGTAGAGCATCCTGTAATTCTTCAACTGCTGCATAATCTAAAGGTCTTTGTACAGCATCAGCAAATGTATTACTCTGTGTTCCCGATCCGTCTTTTCTTGGATGTAGGGTTGAAAGTAATCCTTTCCCGTCGCCTTGTACATAAGAACCAGATGAACTGGTTAAATTCCTAATCTTGCTGAAAACAAACATATTCCTTGAATATTCCGGCGCACTTACTAATCCTCTAGCCATTCTCTCGACTGCACCAGTCTGGTCAGTCTCCATAAGATCGGAGCTAAAAGTTTTCTTTGAGCGGAAAATCCTTCTTGAATAAGTTGTCTTGTAACCTTCCAAATCTGAATCCTCGACTGCATCGCCAAGTTCGCCTACTTCTGCCATAACGCCTGCATCCGAATAGGTAACTTCATTAAGTTGGAGTCTATTCGTTGATCTCACAGTGAAAAGCTGCCTGTATAGACTCTTTGGTCTTAAAGCCTCTTCTTCCTGCATATAGGCATCAATCTCGGCTTTCCAGGTTTGGAAATTTTGTGTTGTACTTGCCATTTTTTAAAACTAAAAATTAAAATCAATTTGAGGTATCGCCTCTTGAGGTATCACCTCCTGGATCATAGCTACTAGTTAGCTGCTCCAGCGCTTGAGAAACATCTGGTAGGTGACACATAAACTCTACGAGTATTCTCTGGCTTATAGCCGTCTAAAGAAACTGTCATAAAGTCCATATTCGCCTGTGCTACAACTGCCGTTGATTCTGTCAACGCCCATGGATAAGTAGCATCAGTTGCCATACTTACTCCAATATTATCGGAACTAGCTGTAGTACCTGCTGCTGTAGTTGTACCCCTAATTACCGAGATAGTAGAAGCACCCCATAGAGAAACTTCAATAATATCACCAGTCTGAATTGGCATTATCTCTGCAAGCTCCATTTTCGCACTAGTTGTGTTACTCTCGTCATTAGTTGAAGCAAACGTGTATGCCATTGGTAATTCGCCTGTTGCATCAGTAACAGTTCCAGCCTTTAGTGGGTCATCTTGAATTGGAACTAATGAACCAAGCCTTGTAAACCCAACAACAAAACCGAAAATATAATCATCATCAGCTAGAGTTGTTATACCAAATTCTTTGCCGTTAGTCGCATCACTAAGAGCAACGAATTGCCCCATATACAACTTTGTGCTATCTTCACCAGGGATTTTCCAGGTGGATCTGTCTTCTGCCCTTCCTGTGGCTGCTCTGACTAATCTTGGCATGTGCATTGCACCATAGTTATTTATTGCCATTATAAAAATCTAAAAAATAAAACATAGACTTAAAAAGGTCTAATTTAAAAACCTAAAAAAGGGAATATACTTAGAAGTTATTTATCAGGACTTTAAATTCCTTGCGAACCTATTAGCAATACTCTTTCCAGAATTTTTTAAGATTCTGTCATAGTTTGCTTTCTGTTCAAGACTTAAAGTTATTACTTCAGGAGTAGATGTGTTCATCCCCCCAGAAATATTACTCTCAGTTCCAGTGTTTGATGCTGCACGCTGCGCCATTCCTATCACTTCGCCAGTCTGCTGCGCCTTCTCGCGTACTTGATCTATGATCTCGTCTTGTCTGTTGTAAGCCTTCTCAATTGCTTCGTCCCAGCTTAGATTCGGATTCCTTCTTTTAGCAATCCCCGCATCTTCGCTGACACGCTTCATGAAATCAACATCTTTTTGAAAATCTGGATCATTCCGATCTTTTTTAAACACATCAACTTCTGGATGTTTCCCCACAAAAGTCGTCACTGCCGAAGTAAAATCACGCTCAGCAAGCTTCTGTTCAACTTTCTGGTCAATATCTAATTCTGTAACCGATGCGCCCGATTGCGAACTTCCTTGTATAGGTGCTGTTGTTTTATAGACTTCTTCGTAAGATGGTAGATAATTCTTACCTGAAGCGTTCCATTTTCCGCGGAACTTCTCATAAGCTTCCTTATCATCGCGAAAAAATTCATCAGCCGTATCACGCAACGCTTCTAACTCCTGTGCCCGTTTTTCTGCTTCTTCGCGCGCTCTGCGTTCAGTTGCTTCCTTAGCCGTAGCTTCGTTACGCTGACGTTCTAATGCTGATATTTTACCCGCTTCTGCGTCTAAATTCTTCTGCACCTTTGTCTCTTGTGAGGTATCGTTCTGCGATTGAGACTTATCCGCAGAGGATAATTCTACCTGAAGTTTGTCGTTCTCTTGTGGAGAGGACTTGACTTTGATATCAGACTTATCTTGCGTTCCCTCGGTTACGTTACCTTTTAGGGAGGCCGTCTGATTCTCAGCCACTTGTTTTTCTATTGCCATCTATAGTAGATTAAAAATAAAAAATTGTCAATTATTGAGGCATCGCCTCTTGAGGCATCACCTCTTGAGGCATCGCCCCTATCTGCCCAAAATAGGTTCTGTCGGTAGATTTTTTGCCACTACAATAGTATCCTTTTTTCTTTGATCAACCGTCTTTTTAAGATGATCTAGTATTTCTTTACTAATCGGCTCAAATCTCACACTAGGATTGACTACTGGTATTGGCATAAATCCATACTTTATAGCAAAATCAGCTATGAAATCAGAGTATTCCTGATCCATTGCAAGGTATTTCTCGGCACTTGCTGGATTCTTTTGATCCTTTGTTGTCATCTTTTTTCTTTTTAATAGATATAAGTAACTTTTCTGCATTTTCTGGCAATCTTAATAAAAGCCGTCCTTCTGAGAAACGACCAGCTCGCACATAAAGATCACGATTCAATTCAAATTCGCTGTTACTGTCTGCAATATTAAGTAGTAATTCCGCCAAATGATGATCTTTATGACCATCAATCCAGCGTTTTAATAGTTTATAGTAATCCGTAGTACCAAAATCCACTAAGGTTTGTAATTCTTCAACTGTTAAATCCTTTAGTTTCATTTATATTCCCCATAAAAATTAAACTTGCCCCATACCAGTGGCCATCATTTCGGGCGTAACCTGTTCTGGACCTGTTCCTTGCATTATTCCTTGTGGTATTGCCTCTTGGGGTATTGCCCCTTGAGGTTGCCCCCCCATACCCTCGTTAATCGGAGGTTGTGCTCCTTGCTGAGACGCCGCTTCTGCTCCTGCTTGACTTGCAATACCTCCCACCGCTGAAGCTGACTGATCCACTGGTAACTGTTCTGTTGACATGTGTTTAGCCAGAATATTCAAACTTTGTTCAATCTGTTGTAATTCTTCAGCTGCTTTTAGGATATCGTTCGTGTTAGTATTTTCACCTTTACTTTTTTGTGTAATTTGCTCTCTTGCACTGATCCATTCCAATGCTTGTAGAGTGTGTACTAGTAGATGAGCATCACTTCTGCCTGGTATTGTATTTTCTGGATAATTGCCCTCTTTCATCTCCTGGTTATGCTGTTGTGCTTCTAATACATCGTTCTCACTATCTTCGTCTTTCAAGTTATCCAGATATTGAGGATCGAGACCATTCAATTTGACGTAGTCTCTGACCATCAAAGATATTGCACTGTTTTGTAACATTGCAGGATTACCAAATATTGGTATTAGAGTAGCCATGGCCTTGTCAAGTCTTTGCAGTCTCAATGCTGTTGACATAGGTAATATCCTCTCTATGTCTATCTCAATATTAATATCGCTTGTTATATCAAGATATTCGTCTTTTATCTCAAAATCATGCCTCCCTGGTTTGAACTCTTTTCTTAATTTGCCCACATCGTCAAAACTTAATTCTATATCCTGTGTTGTGATACTTCGAGTCTTTTCCATTACTGTCATTTTTTGCAGATTCAATGTTTTGACCTTGCTTGCTGGATATCTTTCCATAACAAGCCACAAAACCTGCCTTACGACATCCTTCTCACCAGCTGCCCAATTATTAATGATTCTCGTAAACATTTTTAACGTACTTTCTAGAGACATCATATTATTTCTGACAGGTTCGCCAGGCTTTGGAGCTGCGAAAGCTAACGGATTAACCCCTGATATTTTTACGGCATCTTCTTGAAGCTGATTCCGCATCTGATAATAATCCGGTCTGTATTCAGAACCCTTTAGCCATCTGATATTGCTTTCATCTACTTTCCCGCTAATTCCGAACTTTTGACCAGGCATTACTACTTCCCAACCCTCATCAATATCATCTTCAAACTCTCTGTTGTAAACTATAGGTGGATTCAAGATCAATTTCAATTGATTGAGTGCCATGTTTCTTAGGGTTTCGTCTTCTGCTTGGGTGCTTTCTAACATCCTCGGAAATCCCATTCCATATAATTGATGTGGCCAGTCAAACGCTTTATGCAAAGCAAATGGCAATTCCTTGCGTCCCATATGATTGTAGGGCATCGGGCCATTCCTTATTAGAATATCGTTCGCTATTATCATGTATTTATCCGTGATTTTATTCCAGTATCTGAGCAACCGAACCTTGTTTTTAGAAATCGTTGCTGGAACCTGGAAGAACGGCTGTGAAGTTGTATAGCTTGTTATAGTATCTTGGACATTCTGAACTTTCTTCACATTCTCCTTGATAATATACGGATCTTTACTATTCTCAAACTCATTCTGGAATTGGTCTAGGCTTGGGAGCTGTTCCCAGCAAATATCTTTTGCTTCGTAAGCTGGCCCCCTTAATACCCTAGCATCGGGATCTATATAAATCTCAAATAATGATGGATGTATTATCGCTGGATTATCATACTTTGTTACCATGACCTTTTTTGTAAGCGGTTTTCCCTTATCTTTCAACTCTGTAACTCTTTTTTTGTCTTTATCCTCTTTGCTCTCCGCAAGTTCTTTGGCTTCTTCTCTTGCTAATTTAGGATTTAATATTAATTCTTTTTCTTCAGTTTGTTCTATCCAGGGGATATACGTCCAGGCACTACCACAAATCAGACTCTCGTGGAAAGTCGAGTTATTAACAACATCAAAATCTCCATTCTCGTGCAATGATTCGTAAATATGTTGCAGGATCTGGATATTCTGCTCGTCCTTCTCGTCACCTGAAAGTATAGGTAATTTCTCACCACTCACAAATTCAGACATGCCAGCTTCAACAGGGGACCAACTGATCGGAGACTTTAAATTACTTTGATTCCTTAAATATTCGTGCCACATCGACCACCTTTTAATATCATCATTCCAGGCTTTGACCCAGTCACTGCCAGTTTTTGTCTTCTCTTCACCATCACTTGTAGCCGTAGTATTAGAAACGGCATCTTCTACAGAAGCCCAAGGACAAGAAGTCCTGCGACCCTCTTCCATCTCGTGAAACCTATCTGTAACATTCTGAACATCGTCATATTCAGCACGATTATTCCACTTTTTACCTCGATAATCCTTCCAGATAGAAGCATCCCATTTAGTTGTGATTTTATCTTCACGCATAGTTGACAAAACTTGGTAATTACTAAGATCGCAAAAGGGGGGAACCCCTTCGCGATCACAATAATCACTAGACTATTATGACTACAATTTGGTTCCCCCCTTATTTCTAATTTTAACTATTTAGCCGTACGTTTTAGAAAATCAATTAATTCATCTCTTTCTTTATTCATGACCGTGGTTCTCTCCTCTTTGGATAACTTCTTGTTTCTTAGCTTCACCATATCTTTAATCTCCTGTAAATCAAGATACGAATAGATATCTTTCTTTTTTTCATCCATATCACCCTGATTATTAGAACTTAACTCCTCTAACCCCTTGTTAGTTGTGATTGACGGTGTAGTACCAACATTCCCAGTCACCTCTTCAATCTTCAGTAAACCAGCTACCGACTGTCCGCGAAAGTAATTCACAAATTGATTAGACAAATCCAGTTCTACACTCTCTCCCGGCTTTAACTTCCAGACTCCCCATTTTAAATCCTGAAACAATCTAACTGTTTCTTCGCCTGTAGTCGCATTGGACAAATCCCTGTCTAGTTCTCGATCCTTTGCTATCTCGTGATGCTTGGTGTCCCAATATTCCCTCCCCATATAAAAAGAAGCCGACAGATTGTCGATAATCTTACCTATTGTCTTGAACTTGCTTCTGCCAGTAACCTTCATGGTGCCGGGATCTATTATGGTAACAGGAGAGATATGAAAGTTTTCACAAACCTTATTGAATAGATCGTCTTCGTTAATTTGAGAGAGATTGGACACTTTATAGATACTGAGAGTTTCATCGAGAGACTTGTTATATATCCTATACATAAAGAAGTTCTAAAAATATTAAATTATTTCTGAAGTTAAATAAGTGTACAAATAAAACATATTAATGTCAAGCTTCTTAATAACCCGTCAATGGATTCACCACGCGTACTGGCTGGTATTTTCTTTCCTTTTTAATTCGTTCTACCTTAAAGCCCACTGCCAGATAACGGAATGCGTCACTCGAATCAGCACACCAGTCATCAACCGGATAAGATCTGAATACCTTACGCTTATCGTCATAATCTTTCCGATAATTCTTCAATGCCTTTAACCCTGGAGCACATTTTGTTTTGTCAAACCAACAACGCGAGAATATGTTACGAACAGCTTCAATTCCATCCTCAAAGCCAAGATTAGGAACAAGTCGGAAATTAATGCCTAATGCCCTTGCAACCTCAATGCGGGATTTACCGGTGCCCAACTCCCTGACTTCTATATCGTGTGGAGCATGATGTGCTTTATATACATAGGGTTTATCACCAAGGATTTTTGCATAATGCGCTAAACCTTCGCCTGATGCTTCATAATAATCAATTAAACGAATCTCCTTACCGATAGTTTGAGAGAACCAAATAGGGGTGCTATGCCTCATTCCAAGATCCCACCAAGTTTCGACTGGTAACCCTGTCTCATGTGGGACATTAGCTATCCTTCCTTCTTGTTCAGCAAGTCTTAGTTGTGAACCATAATAAGATCCAATAGCAGAAGCACTGAAATTACAATAGAATTCCTGCAAGATCATTTCTTCGCTCATACCATCCCTACGTTCAGCGTCAATTTGTTTTTTAGTGATAATTGGATTGCCTAAGTCGTCCCTGGTATCATCAATCGTTAATTTCTGGCAAAACCAATCCTTGTTGTTCTTTGCCATTTCATAAAGATCATAAAAATGGTTTTCGCCTCTTGGGGTACTAGCAAATAATGCCCACCCTTTATTCTCCGTGAGAATCGGCCGAATATATTCCCAGGCAGCTGGGTTTTGTAAAGCATATTCTGAGAACACACAGCCGATAGGATTAGTCCCGACTATCTTATCGTAGTCATCTGATCCAATGAGCTGGAAGATAGAGCCATTCTTAATCTCTATCAGCATCTCGCTATCATTGGTTCTTATTCTTATTTCTTGAGGGATGTGATCTAGGAACTTGAAACCATCTCTATCCATACCATTCCAAATGACTTTCTTGGCTTGCGTATAAGTTGGAAAGAAATAGTAGTAAGTTCCTTTGGTCTTCAGCATCTCGCGCGCTATTATATTGATAAGGGTTTTATCCTTCCCTGCGCGTCTGTGAAATACCACTACACCACGCTTGTATCCATTCGGTAGACAGTTGTACAGGTCTATCTGATAAGGTCTAGGAGTGAACTTGTAGGGTATTTGTATTGTTGTCATAGTCTATTGTCTATTATAACAAAAACCGCCAGTTTATTAGCGGTTTCGTTTGCTGAGGAGTTATTCACATCAATATAATATAACTTTCTTCCCTTATTGTCAACACCGCATATTGACAATAAATAATCATACCTGGGTTTTAATCCTGCGATCTTAGAAATAAGCTATTTATAAAAAGATTAAAGCAGAGATAAAGAAAGTCCTGACCAGTGTCATTAAGTATAATCTGGTACGGTGTTACAACTACATGCAAACAAACCTAAATTAGAATGTTACCGCTTTCTCCTTTACGTACTCTAGGTTACTTGAAATACAAAGCATTGTCGCGTGGATGCTCCCCAGCAGTGCCCGCACTTATGCTCTATATTCCAGGCAACAGCCCAAGTTTATTTTTACTTGCAGATGCGCTGATAGCTGCAATCTTTTTAATTGTCAATTAACTCATTTTTTAAACTTATCTATTATATTGATGTTCAAGGAACCCTCAACCTTCATGTCTTGCTTATCTCTCCAGCCAAACCTATTTTTCATATTCATTCCATAGCCTTGATAATTGAAATTTTTATTTTCTAGATTTTTACGCCCCTTGGATAGCCACCATGCTTCACGTAATGCGTCAGCTTCCTGCATGGTTCGTGAGAATTCCGGTTCCTCTTTTAGAAATCTATACCAGAGATCGTCTGATATAGGCCTATAATTATCACCATCCTTTTTGAGTTGCGAACGTATCTCTACATCCGATGCACCTTCAGAAGCTTCGTGAATTATGAACTCCCTCCAATCAGGGCGAAGATCCTTGAGCGATTGCTTGGGAACTCCTCTTTTCATAATCATAATGTGAGTTAGAAGTATAATCTATT